ATTCCATCTAAGAATTTGTTAGTTGAATTTGATGGTGATTTTTGGCACCCACTTACGATAGAGGATTGTCAGTATGAATTTCAAGAGAGGAATTTTTACAACGATTTAAAAAAGAATAAAATTGCAAAAGAAAATGGATATGATTTAGTTAGAATTCGAGAATCGAACCCAGAACAATTATTGGAGATAATTTAATGGCATTATTCGGTACACAACGAGATGCAAAGTTTATGGCATCAATTAATTCAGAGATAATGAATCAGGTTGTTGATACTGAAATTGAATTCTACAAACTTATCGTAGAAGAATCTGATTCTAATTTGTACGGCGAATCAGATAAAAAGTCATTCTATCAGTCCATACTTATTCCTGCACTTATTACTAAAGAAGGTAAAAATGCAAGTCATGATGATTATGGGCATAATTATACAAGAACATTGCAATTTGCAATATCAAGAGATACGGCAGAAAAATCAGGATTTTATCCAGAAGTTGGAGATATTGCATTTTGGGACAATGAATATTATGAATTAGACAATGTTGATGCAAATCAGTATTTAGCTGGTAAGAATCCAGAAACTTGGCAGAATGGCGACAGCCACGGATTTAGCGTATCAATTGTTTGTGATGCTCACGCAACAAGACAAACACCACAAGCTATTCGCAATATTCGTTATGGTGGAACAACTAACGATCAAACATATAAAGGACATTGATGCCAAGATATAACAGAGAAAATATTGATCGAAAGACTAATAAACCAAATCCATCTAGAACTGAAACACCTAGAGAAGATTTGATATTGAATCGAGCTACACAGATCAGAAGAGATGATGATGTAATTCGAACACCGCGTCGTACATTGTATGATATAGACTTTGCAATGAAATGGTTTGTTGAAAATGAAATACAACCACAAGTTACTCATAACAATGAATTGATCAATGTGCCGGTAATTTTTGCAAATGGAGAGAAATGGGATAGTGTACGACGTTTAGGATATTTGCGAGATGAAAAAGGTATGCTTCAATCTCCGTTGGTTGTGTTGAAAAGAAACACAATGACTGAACGAGACCAACTTAAAAAACTTGATACTAATAGACCAGTGTCAATTGATGGTATCGGCAATCAGATGTATTATAGATCAAAATACAACAAAAGAAATCGATATGAAGATGAATTGTTTCCTATACCAATAAATAATCCACAAGAGTCAAAAGAAATATATGCAATTAATATTCCAGAATATGTTGATATAGAATATGATTTAATGTTGTGGACGGACTTCACTACGCAGATGAATGAATTGGTAGAACAGTTTATGCCATATGGTGGGTTTGCTTGGGGCAATGAACAAAATAAATATCAGACTCATATGAGAGCATTTAATTTTGAAACATTGAATACTGTAGGAGAAGATCGTTTAGTACGAGCAACAACGTCGTTAACAGTTAAAGGAACATTGCTTGCAGAACAAGAATTTAGATTATCAACTCTTCAAAAAGCATATTCAATTAAGCGAGTAAGATTTGATACGGTTATAGATGTTGGATTAGATTTGTTTTCGACAACGGTTGTCCCGGAACAATTACTGCAGTTTCAGTCACAAGTACTTGCAGGAGGCTCTGTAACAGTTTCATCAACTGGTGGAGCATCAGGCGGCACATCTATAAATGCAGAAACAATGTCATATTTAGTTGATTTAACAGAAAAACAAGCATCATATTCTAGCAATACAACAGTTACTGTATCAGGCACAGCTGCAATTAATCCAACAACATCCTTAGCAGCAACTAAAGCAGAATTTGATATTTACATTAATGGTCAATACATTGATAAGGCTGCATATACATGGACGCCTACAACAAGTGCAACACAAACAATTGTATTCAATACTAATACGTTGGGTTATACAATTGAATCAGATGATGTAATAATTGTTAATGGGAGATGGGCATAATGGCACGTAGGTTTAAAGGTAAACAACTTGCAAAACATTTAAAATTAACAGGTTCATTGGCAATCTCCGGATCAGATGATACTACATTACCAAACAGTGCATCTGTTGATATTGTAGGAGGCGTTAACATCGAAACTGCAGCAACAGGTAGTACATTAGGTATTATTGATGCAGGATTTTTTCCTACTGGTAATGGCAAGACGATTGTTCCGTAAATGTTGATATTTATATAAAATAAAGGATTTGTAACGAAATGGCTCAAGTAATTCAACATAAAAGAGGTGGATTAGACAATTTAAAAAACATTGATCCTGTATATAGAGGTGAATTTGTTTTAGCAACCGGATCATTGTCAATTCACAATGCAGATGGCGCTAACGGAACGCAAGATGTAGAAATAGCGTTTATTGGGGGCGTATCTGACTATGAACCAGTAACAAAATTTTTAAGTGGTGGCGGATTGCCATCAATAACAACTGGTACGCATGGAACATATTTAGATGGAATTATTTGGTATGATTCAAGTTCGGGTCAGCAATACCAATTAAATGCAACCGTTACAGCGACAGCAGCAGGAGCAGCAGATTACACAGGAAGCCACGTAGCAATAACATCCCCAGTATCAAATGGACAAGGGGCAATTGGCGATGCTGAAGACGGCACATATACAGATGGATTATTTACTGATTTTACATCAACAACGCCGGTAGGAACTGCAGTTGATAGATTTAATGAAATATTAAAAGCATTATCACCAGCACCAGCACCAGACTTAGATGATATAGATGGTAATGATACCGGGGTATCTGCAGAATTATCATTTGGATCGTCATATGCAATATCAGGGTATGTATCAGCATCAGGCATCGGAAGTTTATCTGCAGTAGATCAAGATGGGACATTTACAGTAACATCTGCAGGAAATGATTTACGAAGAGGTGTATTTAACGGATCAACTACTATTGATGGTGATTTGAACGAAGACGTTGCAGCAGATGGTATTAATTATCCTGCTAATGCATTTGGTGATGCAAACTTAGGAACATTATATTTAGAGCTTAACGGAAGTAATATTCATTCAGTTGATTTAACAACATTTACATCTGGTGATGATGTTAATGGTAATGGGTCTGGATTCAATCTTACAATTACTTCAAGTGCACAGTTCCCAGATACAACAGAATTAGATGCATTTCAACATAGAACAGGAACATGGAAAGTTCATCCAAATGATCAAAATGAATATGGATGGAATTATGCTCGTGTTAAACATGTAGTTGGCGCAACAACAAAAACAACTAATTATGTTACATGGGTAAATGACCCTTCTGCAAGTAATGCAGCTAATGATGTAAACTTTACGGAAGAGATATTAGATAATTTATCATTGTCAGGAACAAATTATATCAGCGGCGTAAAATATTTTACGGCTGGTACTGCAGAATATACAGCTTCATTTGAAAATGCTTATATAAATGTATATAGTTCAGCCGCAGATGCAATTTCATATAATGAAACCAATATCAATGCAGTTTCAAGTGAAGTGATGCCGGCACTAAGTGGTGCAAATCCTGCAACTAAAACAGTAACATTGAACAAGACATTAACATTGCCTAGCAACACAAGAATATTGAATTCTAATATTGCAATCAGCACAACAGTTAAAAAACCACTTCGTAGCAATGTTACTTCAACATCGCTAACATCGGGTAGTTTCTTGTACAACAATGAATCAAATACTTCAACATTGACAACAGAAACATTCCGAAAAGAAAATTATCGTGTCAAAGCTGCAACGTATGCAACACAAGGCAGTGTTCCAACAACATCTGGTGATACTGGATATTGGGAAGATGGTTCATTCAATTTAGGTAATGTAGATTTAAGTACAGAGAATGGGTTACTTGTATATAACAGAATATTGATTTCTCCAACTAACGGAACATATTCATTGAATGGTGGTGATTTTGATGGTGCAGTAACTAATGGCCCGTCATCTAATGCTGATTATTCAGGTATTGCAAGTGGCACAAGTTTGACATTCTACCGAATATTTAAAAATACAACCGGAGGAACAGTATTTTCGTTCGATTTAAATATTCAAGGAACAGGAACATTAGTAGCAAGTCCTGCATCAGGCAATCAATTCAAAATGGAATTTAGATTGCCGACTAATTCAACAACAGGTTTTGGAACTACGTGGATTGATGGAACGAACGGAACTTATGTAGTAGGAACATTAGATACATCGTTAGATTTAACAAATGAATATACAACATTGACACAAGGTATATCAAACAATGACTATATTGTAGTAAGAGTTACAGCACGAGGAGATTGGACAGGTTTTATTGATGCAATGTCAGTAACATTTTAAATGAAATAGGAACAATATAAATGGCATTATCACAAACTAATATCAATTTGATTACGCTGAAGAAAGCGTTAGGTCTGTCGCATACCGCAACAGCTAAAGCTCTTCCTGCTAACGAATCAATTGGTACAACGGCACAATTAGGTACGAGCATCGTATTTGGAGAAGCAATACCAGCAGCCCCCATATCAGCTTCATTGTATGATCAAACAAGCGGTGTTGTTGAATATGTTCGATTAGAACTAGAAGAAATTGCTGGTACTAACGGTCAAGGTTATGCAATTAAATTGCCAGCTGCGTATTCAGGTTCATCAACCAATCCTAATGCTGGCAATGGTACATTTGATAATAGTAAGAATTTATATGAAACATTAGGTGGAATTCAAATTATTCCTCCTGGCCTATTCGGTACAGTTTATTCACCCGTATTATATGATGATGACGGAACTTCAGCACAAGGTTCTGGTGATGTTATACCAGCTTTAGATGCGAGAGATTGGATTGTAGATTATTATGCTGGTATATACTTCCAAGAAGATACAGCAAATACAACAGGTGTTCCTGCATATTTAGAAGCATGGATATATATTGGTGATTTTGCTGATACTGCTATTACAAATGCATTATCGGGAGCTGGGATATTTAAAACTACTGGCTCCTTTGAGGCAACTACAAATGATCTTCAAATCACAGGTAGTTTGGTTGTAACAGATGGGGTGTCTGGATCTTTTTCTGGCAGTTTTGAAGGAGATGGATCAGGTTTAACAGGAATACCATCCAGTGCTATTACAGGATTGCAATTATTCCGTATTACATCGGGTAGTGTATCTGCGTCTGTCAATGTCGACTCAACCAGCATATTCAATGTTATTAGTTCTAGTGCAGAATTATTGAAATTGGATAGCAATGGAACATTAACATTACAAGGTGATATTGTTGCAGAAAATTATATTATCAGTTCTTCCGTAACATACATGACACAGTCATTCAGTAGTGGATCTACAATATTTGGTGATACAACGGACGATACTCATTTATTCACCGGATCATTGTTTGTTACAGGGTCTACTATAGACACAATGTCGCAAAGCACAACAACATTTATAGCATATATTGAAACTGGTAGCAATGAAATTAAATTTACTAATACCATAGACGGAGGATCATTCTAAAATGGGCCAAGTCATAAAGCTTCGCAGATCTAGTATCCCCGGAACACGTCCTGTAGATTTAGAGGATGGTGAATTATCTGTGAACGTGTATGACGGAAAGCTCTTTTTTAAACGAGATGACGGAACGGCTTCAATTGAAGAAGCATTTGTTACAGACACATGGATAACTGGTTCATTACAATTCGCGCAGGAAGATTCTAACACCGAAATAATGATGGCTCGAGAAACAGATGGTACAAGAGCATTAACAATTACATCACAAAGTGTTGTGCAAGTAAAAGAACAACTAATAACACCTGCCGCATTAGTAGCTGGAATAATGTATTCTGGATCTAATTTTTGGTTGGGAATTGAGTTGCCTGCTTCTGCAAATGTTTATACTTTAATGGAGTTGGTTTATGAAGGGGCAACAGCTTCGGTTTCAGGTAGTGATATTACAGCGCTGACAAATGCTGGAAATGCTGGAGCAAATTATGATACGACACAAGTATCAATATCTAACAGGCCGGGTCTTACAAGTTCAGATTCAAACTACAACGGTCAGGACACTATGCTATTCGCAGCAGCAAATAGTGAGTTTCTTGACATTGACAACAGTTATGCGGTTGATTTAGATGGTGATTTCAGTGTGTTCATTGTTGGGAATATGGAAGCGGCATCGGTGGCGTTTGTCGGTTTAGGAGGAGCATCAAATAATTATCTTCCTGTAATGGCAAGAACAAGCAAAAGAGTATGGGTGAGAGGTTCCATTGGGGTCGCTCAAATGGAATGCTCTCCAACTGACATGACAACAGCTAGAATATGGTACATTTACGGAAGTGGAACGAACAAATACGCCTATGTGGGGGAAACGGGCGATGAATACACGGCAAGCGCAACGTGTGGAACGGTTACAAATACCTATCTTGGAAGAACATTTACCACTTATTGTGATGGGGTATTAGCACACTATTCAGCAACAGCAAATTTACTTTCTGAAGCAAGTGTGAATATTATTGGAAATGAATTAGCCGCAAGGTTTGGTAAAACTTGGACAGCATTTAGTTACTAATGTACTACGTCAGCACAAATATCAAAGATTGCGAGGATTACGAAAAAGCCGTGACTGAAGGAGAGGGATTTAAAGACGAGAATCCGCTGTATCATTGGTCAATAATCGTAAAGAAATACAACGAGGACTTGTGGGCGGTTCATGCTCATCCGAATTATCCCTCAGACATGGAAACGGTTGAGAATGTTTTTCACTTTTCAGAACCTTTTGAATTATGAACGACCTAACAATTTTCAACTTCTCGTGGACTTGGCTTTATATTTATATAAAAAGTAAGGAATAAAACATGGTCGTCTGGAAAAAAATAATTGTCTCGGGATCACAAGCAGAATTGGCTGGAGCTACCGGATCATTCACAGGTTCATTCTTTGGCGATGGCTCTGGATTATCTGGATTATCATCATTCTCAGTATCAGGAGATACCAATAACCGAGTTATTACAGCAGACGGCTCAGGTGGTGGTGTTGGCGAAGCAAATCTTACCTTTGATGGTTCGAGGTTAGGAGTTACGGGAACAATCAACGCATCCGGAACAATCACAGGTAGTGGATTACAATTAACATCAGTACCAGCCGGCACAGATAATACTGTACTAGTATTGAATTCTGCTGGTGGTGTTGTTACTGATGAAATTGACTCTAGAGTTTGGGGTAGTACATTAGTTGATGGGTCTGGATTAGCACCTAATTATGTTACATTTGCTTCTGATTCAGATACTATTACTGGAGCAAGTGATTTTACATATAATTCTGGTACTCAAACTTTAACTGTAACAAATGCTACCATTACTGGAGATTTAGTAGTACAAGGAACAACAACAGAACTTCAAGTAACCAACTTAAACATTGAAGACCAATTTATTCTGTTAAATTCGGGTTCAGCGGGTGCTGACACTGGTATTATTTTCGGAGGCACAGGAGGAACACCTAACCAAGGAGCGGCACTATATTTTGATAATAATGATACGCGATTATCATTTGCAACAGGCGTTTCTGCAAATGCAACAACTGCAACAACTGCAGGATATATAACTATTGCATTTGATGTAGACACAGCTGGTCATACACCAGTAGCAGAAGTAGGTAATATCAGGATTGAGGGCGGCGAAGCATTTATATATGCATAATTTGAAAACTCAATAAAATTCATTATAATAGAAGCGGGTGCATAAAGCACTCGCTTTTTTTATGGGCAATATTTATAAAAAAATATGGAATCTAGTTATGGCAATACAAAGAGGCAATGAAACAAAAAAGACTGTAGCAGATGCCCCAGAACTCAATCGCGAAGAAATAGTTTGGTTGATGAATGTAATCAAGGACGGAACATTCCGAGGCTCTGATGTTCAAACAGTATATGAAACGGTTGTAAAATTACAACTCATGTTAAATAAAAAAGGATAACAAGTTATGGCAACAAGAACAAAAACTGAAGAACCTGAAATTAAAGCGCCTGCAGAATTAACGGCAGAAGAAATTAATATGCTATACCAACTAGCAAAACAAGCATCTATTCCAGTATCAAACATCGGACAAGTATATCAAGTAATACAACACACTGAAAGATATTTGATGGCAAACTTGAAAAAGTAATATTTATATTAAATAGCTATTATTGGCCGCAAGGAAGTGGGCGACACGTTGTCGTAACCAACCGTAATAGGAGTAACATATATGCCAGCATGGAAAAAAGTCATCACATCTGGTTCGCAAGCAGAATTAGCTGGCGTAACTGGTAGTTTCACAGGTTCATTCGTAGGAGACGGTACTGGTTTAACAGGATTATTTTCTGTAACAAATGAAGCTGATAATCATGTTATTACATCAACGGGAGCGGGTGGTGGAAATGGAGAAGCAAATCTAACATTTGATGGTTCGACGTTAGCATTATCTGGTGATCTTTCTATGGTTGGGGGTTCAATAGGCGTAGGCGTAACGCCCAACGCAACTGCAGGTAGAATTGATGCATCCAATGATGTAGTAGCATTCTCATCATCAGATATAAGATGGAAAACAAATATAAAACTAATCGAATCGCCATTAGAAAAACTACAAAAATTAAGTGGTGTAGAATTTGATTGGATTGAAGATTGGGAAGTACATGGTAATGGTGGAAATGATGTTGGGGTTATTGCACAAGAAGTAGAAGAAGTTCTACCACAAGCAGTTCAAACAAGAGATAGTGGAATGAAAGCGGTTAGATATGAAAAATTGATACCACTTCTTATTGAAACCGTCAAAGAACAACAACGTCAAATTGATGAACTTAAAAATAAGATCGGGTAATGGCACTAACAGCATCAGGACAATTAAGTTTAGGTGATATTTCAATCGAAATGGGTGTATCACCATCAAATGTATCTCTTACAACTCAATCAACTACTGGTATCAATACAAACTCAACATCATATCCAGATGGGTCGACACCTCATGCAATATCAGAATTTTATGGGTATGACCATTCAGCAGCGGCAGCACTTACTGCATTTAATGTAGATGCAAATACATGGGGTGACCCTGCAGAGGCTTGTATGTTTGGTACAGATAATTCGATTTGGTATCACGATGGCGCAGGTGCATACCCAACTACAGGAGATACAGTATATACCGACTCAGGCGGTGGTGCCAACCCATCAGATGGGTATTATTGGATGGATAATAATAGTGTTATTGAAATCACTACCGGCGTTGTTACAGGTGAAGGAAATTGCTGATAAATAGGAATAAATTATGTATGAACAAAGAAATTTTATGATTTTTTCAACTTCCGAAACAGGAAGTATTGATTTCTCAGAAGTATTGGAAACCTCAACTCAGACTCTTAGATTAAGTGTTGATGGTTCAAAATCATTTGTGAAATGGGATGGTGAAACCGTACCAACTTCAGTAGTCAGTTTAACTACAAAAGAAGGGCCATATACTTATGAAGAAATTAAAAATATTCTAACAGGTTCAGAATTACAATGCAGTAAAAAGTAGGTTTGGATTATAATCAAAAATTCATTATAATAAAGAAAAAGAATAGGACTGGTTATGGCTGAAAAGAAATTAGAAAAACAACACGTTACAGAAATTGAACAAATCAGAACAAAGTTTGCTGAAAATAACACAGAAATTGCATTAGCTACAAAAGAAATATATGCAATGCAACAACGAGTAGAACAATTAGAAGCATATCAAGAACAACTGTTACAACAGTTTCAAACCCTTCAATCACAAGAAACTGATTTGGTAAATAAACTCAAAGAACATTACGGCGAAGGACAAATTGATCTTGAAAAAGGTGTATTTATCTCTGAATCATAAGTTTGGCAAAAAACATTCATATTTATATTAAACTAACAAGGAGATAATTTAATGGCCGAAAGAATCGTATCGCCGGGTGTATTCACGGTAGAAAAGGATCAATCATTCCTGCAGGCTGGTGTTTCTGAAATTGGAGCTGCCATTGTTGGACCTACCGTAAAAGGTCCTGCATTGATTCCAACCCAAATAACATCATTCCAGGAATTTGAAAATATATTTGGTTCTTATTCAGAAGAAACATATGTACCATTTGTGGTACAAGACTACTTGCGTAATGCAGGAGTAATGACAATAACAAGACTATTATATGAAGATGGGTATCAATTAGACAATGGTCTTCTTGGTATTGTTGCAACATCTGCATCTGCAGAATATGTGACTCATGTACTTCACCCATCTCGCCCAGTATCAACTGTAGGCGCCGGCAATGACATATTTGAAGATGCTGTACTAGACGACGCAGGGTCTGGTTCATTCTCACTTAAATTGTCTGGTTCATATGCATTTGACAGCAATGTAACTAGAGCAGATGATTTTTACGTAGAAGGTGCTAACATATCAGGATCTATTGTATCAACATCTAATAGTTATTTAACAAAGATTATTGGTGCAGACCCAAAAACAAATTCATATCCAGCATATGTAATTTATGAAAATACAGGAGCATCTGCGTTATTCAATAATTTAGGTGATGTAACAGTTAAATTAGTTAAAGCGTCTACATTTGAAGTAGAGCAAGACTATCAAACTGCTGCAACACCATGGATTACATCTCAAAAGATTTCCGGCAATGCAAAGAACTTGATCAAGTTCCATACATTATCTCATGGAACATCTACAAACCACGAAGTTAAAGTTGGTATTAGAGATGTACGTCCTGCATCAGAAGTTGCAGATCCAAATGGATTTGGTACATTTACAGTTGAAGTAAGAAGAGTGAATACTAATAACATTACAAATTCACCTTATTCTTCAGATGATACCGATGCTCGTCCAGAGATTGTTGAATCATATACCAATGTTAATTTAGATCCATTATCACCACGCTATGTTGCAAGAGTAATTGGAGATCAATATCAAACAACTGATGCTGACGGAAAAGTATTTGTGAATGGCGATTATCCAAATATTTCACAATATATTAGAGTAGAAGCAGATGCCGGCGTTAAAGATCGTACAAATGACAAAACGTTGATTCCATTTGGTTTCCGTTCATTATCATCTCCAATTCCAAATATTTCTGGATCTGTTAATTTAGAAGCTGCTTCATTTGTAACATCGCAGACTGTAAGCTCACAATTTAGCAACAAGAATTATCATGGATTTGATTTCACTGATACGCATAACTTGAACTATTTAGCTGCAACACCAACAACAGGAGCAACTACAGGTAGCAATGCAGACTTCTATCTAGGTGATGTATCACAAGCATCAGAAGCTGGCTTCCCTAGTTTGGCTACTGCATATAGTGGATCATTGGAAGCTGCATTAACAGCAGACACATTTACAACCAATGTTAGCATCAATACACGTAAGTTTATTGTACCATTCCAGGGTGGGTTTGATGGTGCAAGACCTAACCTACCTAAATTAACGGGTGGCAATATTACTGCTAACAACTCGTTTGGATTTGATTGCTCTGGAGCATCAACAACAGGTACTACGGCTTATAAGAAAGCGTTTGCTGCACTGTCAAATACAGATGTATATGATATTAATATGTTGATAACACCAGGTATAATTCACTCTTTACACCCCTCAGTAACCGCTGCAGCCAGAACATTGGCAGAAGATCGACAAGATACATTCTATGTAATGGATTCAAATGCATTGACTGATAGTATTGCAACAGTTACTAATACTGTGAATAGTATTGACTCAAATTATACTGCTACTTATTATCCATGGGTAAGAATTATTGATACAAGTAGAAATATTCCAATATTTGTTCCCCCATCAGTAGTTGTACCAGGAGTATTGAGTTTCAATGATGCAGTAGCTGCACCATGGTATGCTCCAGCTGGCTTGAACAGAGGTGGATTGACACAAGCTATTGATGTTTATTCAAGATTGACACAAGCAGAACGAGATACATTGTATGAAGCAAGAACAAATCCAATCGCAACATTCCCAGGACAAGGTATTTGCATTTGGGGACAAAAGACGCTTCAATCACGTCCATCTGCATTAGACAGAGTAAATGTAAGAAGATTGCTTATCACGGTTAAGAAGTTTATTGCTTCTTCAACAAGATATTTAGTATTCGAACAAAATACTGCTGCTACTAGAAATAGATTCTTAAACATTGTGAATCCATATCTTGAAAGAGTTAAACAACAACAAGGTTTGTATGCATTCCGAGTTATTATGGATGAAACAAATAATACACCGGACTTGATTGATCAGAATATATTGTATGGACAATTATTCCTTCAACCTACAAGAACGGCTGAATTTATTGTGTTAGACTTCAATATTCAACCAACGGGAGCATCTTTCCCAGAATAGTAGTTGAATAACGTAATAAAAGGTAGGGTTTCGGCTCTACCTTTTTTACTATTCATCATATTTATAATAAATTGAGGAGAAATACAAATGGCAGATATCTTAACTAATGAAGAAATCTTTTTCAAAGATTGGGAACCAAAACTACAGAATCGTTTCTTCATGTATATTGATGATATTCCATCATACATTATAAAGGCCGTTGACCGACCTAGCATCAACAACGGACAGGTTGTTATTGATCATATCAACGTTGAAAGAAAACTTAAAGGAAAGTCTCGTTGGCAAGATCTTAACATTACACTTTATGATCCAATTGTACCATCAGGAGCACAAGCTGTTATTGAATGGATTCGTTTAGGACATGAGTCTGTAACAGGTAGAGATGGATATGCAGATCAATACAAGAAAGATCTTAAATTTCACGCATTAGGTCCAGTAGGTGATAAAATTGAAGAGTGGATCATCAAAGGAGCTTATGTGAATTCAGCAAATTGGGGTTCAATGGATTGGGCGCAAGAGGCAAATGTTGAGATTCAGCTCACAATTAGTTTTGATTACGCCGTGCTCAACTACTGATCACTGTTTTTAATTATTAAAAAATATCAACTCTCTCATATTTATTTATGGGGGAGTTTTTTTATGGACTATCAAAAAATACATGATCAAATCATCAAAAGAGCGAAATCTGAAAATCGTCAACGGGATGCTGATGTTTATTATGAACAACATCATATCATACCAAGATGTTTAAATGGAACAAATGACTCAGAAAATTTAGTATTATTAACAGCACGAGAACATTTTATTGTTCATTGGTTACTTCACAGAATACACCCATCAAATCATTTCATTTCATATGCATTCCATGCAATGAGTAATTTACCTGGGTCATCAAAACGACGAAAATACAAACCTTCGAGTAGAGTATTTGAAGAAGCAAAAATTGCATTTTCAACTGCTCACTCAGCTCGTATGAGTAACACTACACAATCAACTGATCATATTAATAAACGTATGAAATCGAGGCGAGGTAAAAAAACAATTGTACATTTCGATACAAATGAAATAAAGTATGTTGATGAAACTGAGTTACAGTACTGGATTGATCGTGGTTGGGAAAATACAAATTGGACAAAAGGTAGACAGGTGAGTGATACTACGAGAAAAAAACAAAGTATTAATGCAACTAAACGACAAATTGGAAAAATTGGTGAACAAGCTCGAGCATCAAAAGGGCCATATACAGTTGAATTTGAAAATGGTATGAAAATTACAAAAGGAAGTTTTCCAGAATTGTCAAAAGCATCTGGAATAAAATATGGAATATTGCAATATCGTAAAAGTAATAATATTGATAAGTTTATGAAAGGTTGGCGAATTTATTAAGCCCATTTTTACTGTTCGCAATATTTATAATAAAGTTATTAGGAGATAAATGGCACGAGTTACAGAAAAATATGCTTCAGACCCAATTGAGCAAGCAAAAGCTCAAGCATTAGCAGAATATTCAGCAAAGAAAACCAGTTCGGTACCAACAGAAATAGTAGATTTACCATCTGAAGGAAGATTTTATCCAAAGGATCATCCACTTCGAAGCGGCAAAATTGAAATGCGTTACATGACTGCATATGATGAAGACATTCTAACCAATGCATCATATATTCGCAACGGGGTTGCTATTGACAGATTGTTAACTGAATTAATCGTAACACCTGGCGTTAAATTTGGTGATATCTTAAATTGTGATAAAGATGCAATGATTATTGCTGCTCGCATATTGAGTTATGGAAAAACGTATGATGCAATAGTAACAACACCTTCAGACAAACAATTAAAAGTAACTATTGATTTGTCGACACTAGATTTGAAAACAAGTTTGATTGAAGCTAATGATAATGGAGTATGTACATTTAAAAACGATCGTTATCAAGTTGATTTTAAATTTTTAACAATAGAACAACAAGATCGTGTTCGTAACAGTGATAAACCATTATTTGAATTTTTAATTGAAAGTATAGTGTCTTTGAATGGGGAAACAAGCAAAGAAAAAATCAAAGAACATTTGCAGTATAACATGTTAGTTTCTGACAGTAAAGAACTTCGATCATTTATCACAAGCAATCTTCCTACAATTGATTTAACATCCGAATTTGAAGACGAACATGGAGGCGTCTTCCGAAGAGGGTTTCCGATTGGATCAGACTTTTTTTATCCCGAGTACTAGTTCTAAAAAAAAGATTCATGAAGAAATATTTTATTTAGTTTGGTTAGGCGAAGGTCGGTGGGATTGGAATACTATATATAATTGGCCGATATGGTTACGAAAATTCTATAAAACGCAACTCGAACAAATACTAACACCACAAACTAAAAAAGCCAAACCGACAGCTACTAAAAGTACAGGCGTAAAACCTCCGTTCTAAATATTTATAAGAAATAGAGAATGGAATGAACGAACAGTTATTCATACAATGGTTAAAGCGATTACCGCGCGTTGGACAGGGTCTAAGTCAAGGTCAAAATAAACGAGCTGAAGAAAGGGCCGGCACGGCCGCCAATGGCGAGCAGACAATTGGCGAAACTACTATCAGTATTGTTGGGCTTACAGCGGCAAAATTAGGAATTGATGCATTAACCACCGAGTTTACTAAAGCAACCACGGCAGCTTCCGGCCTTTTGGAGCCAATAGAACAATTTAATAAAGCATTAGGAACATCAACAAAACTGAGTGCTGAGATACTAACACCATCTCAAGAACAGTTAAAGTTACTAGATGGCCAGAATATTAGTCATCAAAGCATACTCAATAATGCTATTAATTTTTCAAAACTATTGCCTGGCCAAGCTAGAAACATACAAAAAAGCAATTCCGAATTCGGAACATTAAATGCTTTAATAACATCAATGACAGAGAAACAAGCTGTTAGTAACGATGCGGCTTTGAACTTTGGACGATTTTTAGCTGCTTCTGGAGAAGATTCAAAAACATTGCTTCGTAACTTGCAAATGTCAGCTAAAGCAATAGAATTTAGCACTGGAGAGACAGGTGTATTCAGAGATCAAATAAACGCAGTAGGAAGTTTAAGTGCTGCCACCAGACAAGAATTTCGTGGCACAGCTGAAGAATTAGCAGCCGCAGCATTACAAGCTACTCGTTTAGGAACTACTTTAGAAGAATCTAGAACATCTAGCGAAAAATTTTTAAATATCCAAAGTAGCATTGAAGCGGAACTAATTTCGATGCAAATGACTGGTATCAATCAAGCCAAAGAAATGAATCAACTTCGAATGGCTGCACAAATGGGCGATTATGATCAGATTGCAAAAATACAATCAAAATTAATTGCTGAAAATTTTGAACAAGTAAAGAAAAAAGGACGTATTGCTATGAGGGCGTATGCTGAAGGCATAGGCTTAACAGTAGAACAAATGTCTGAAATGTATGAAACATCTAAGGGTGTTAATGCATTACAACAAGAAAACACGGATCTTACATTAGAGCGATATAAAACAACACAGGGTATATCAAAAGAAGAAGAAAAAATATTAGAAAAGTTCAAAGAAAAAGCTAAAGAGGCTGGGTTCGACACAGAAACCCTTACAATGGGTGAAATTGGGCAAAATCAGAAACTTATGGATCTATATGATGAAGCCACCACTGACGTCATATCCGCTAGCGGAATACCCATGGACGACACGAGAACAGTCGGAGAAAGAGGCCAAGAAGTTGCAGACACAGCAACGGAAGCCTTTGCCAAATCTATGGCCCTCGAGACAGATGAACTTATAATGAAGGTGGAGGACGCAGGCACGTCGTTAACGGACGGAATGAAGGACGCCCTAAAAAAGGCACAAGAAGTCAGCACAGACACGGATTTAACGCAATTTGCTAAAGACATAGGAATTGAGTTTCTTTCTGGACTTGCTAAAATTGTTCTTAATGTAAGGGATGTTGAAAAAGGTACTAACACCCAAGGGAGTACAAAAACAACTATAACAAACAATAGGAATATTACAAATACAGGTACAGTCACGACTGAAGGGTAAAGGAAAAAATGGCATTCATAACACAAACACCAATATCAGATCAAATTCAAAATGGTAGATTGCCACGCGCATATTCTCGCTTTGATCTATATGGTCGGCGTTGGGATTCATTGCGAAATCATGATCTTAATGAAAGACCATTTTCTACACCTAATCCTGATAGTAGTTATGATGTGTTCAGATTAGCTGAAGGTTCTCAAACACCAATCAGCAATCAATTAGACTTACAAAACAATACAACCAACAACGTAGACTTTTCTGGTGTAGCATCAGCAACATGGGCTCAACCATCACCTATTCAATCAGAATTTGCAAACATTGTTATTAATAACAAAATACCAACAGTTGATGATCAGGAAAGTACTATTGATTTAACAGGTTATTTTTCTGACGATTATAAACAATCGAAATTATATACCAACACGACCCTTAAAGAAATTACAACTCAAGCAACAGTAATTTCAACACTGAGTCGAATAGGCAGTGGTGTTAATGGAAGTGCATATCGTTTACCGGCTGTTACTGACAATGTTTATGGACAATATGAAACATTGGATTATGATCAACTAGATAAGGGTGCATCAACAGGCCAGTTTCAAGATTTCCGACAATATAAAAAATCAGGCAATGTAAGAAGAGATGGTAGTTTTACTAATGACGCCAATTCTTCAGCAGCATCTGCTTTACTTGTTGCATCAAATCAAGAAGCAGCTGATACTAAAGCAACTGCAGGATCATATGGGTTATTTGACAGAGAAACATATTTTGGAATGGGACAGCTGGGAGATCCAGCTGCATTGAAAAAAGATTATACTACAAGAACAGAAGCATCAACCCAATGGCGATTGGGATCGTGGTCTCCTACAACAGATAAGAATGCAATTATTGAACCATTCCGCGGAGACAAAGTAACAGTTAGAGACTTCGAAGTTGGTACTGCTAAAGAAGTATATAAATGGAAAAGAGGAGTACGAGATGCATTGCTGCAAGGCAGCGAAATTGGCAAGATCATTGATTCATTTGAAGATTTTATCGGAACACCTACTAATACAACCAAAGACTTTATCAAGTTTCATTTCTTAGGACCAAGAACAGCAGCCCGGGGGCAATATGATATATTTACATTCCGAGCAGCATTGACGGGGCTAACTGATTCATTCAATCCAACATGGAAGTCGATTGATTATATTGGTCGAGCTGATAAGAGTTATTTATATGAGTCATTCGAGAGAAATCTTGATTTACAGTTTACAGTATATGCAACTAGCCGAGATGAATTAAAACCAATGTGGAGAAAACTTAATTATCTTGCAACATATACTATGCCAGAATATGATAACAATTACATTACATATCGAGGTAAATATTTGCGTTTAACAATTGGCGATCTATTCATACAACAACCGGTGTTAATATCTAATTTATTTTATACCATGCAAAATAATGATACTACATGGGAAATTAATTTGGAAGAAGACCCTACAAACAAACAAGTTCCGATGCGTGTTGATGTTAATATGAATTTAAAAATGTTAACAGACTACTTGCCACAATATATGGGACAAGCATATTCATTGTATGATCAGAATGAAGGCGATAGAGCTGGTGATTCCAATTGGTTAAGTGATTCAAAACCATCAACAGGTCTACTTGAAACATTAGAGGGTGCATCTGGATTAGTAGGCGCATTTACAACCGGATTGTTTGGTAATGGCGGCGGCAGCGGCGGAGGAGGATAAAATATGAGTAGATATCGAAAATCATTAATAATTAGAGACGAACAAAGAACTCGTCGTTTAGATACAACATTTGTACCTTTTATTCCATTAGATCCAAGTGATGTATATATAGTAACTACGTCACCAGAACGTATAGATTTGTTAGCAGACCGTTTTTATGGTGATTCAACAAAATGGTGGATTATTGCATCTGCAAACAATTTAGGTAAAGGAACATTTCATATACCAGGCAATACTCGTATTAGAATACCAAATAATATTCAACTTATACAAGATCAAATAGAGTTATTTAATGGAACAAGATAAATCATATACGCCATTTTACAGTGAAGTTATTCCAGAAATACAAGAAGAATTACGTTTCAGAGCTGAATGCGGTATTTCAGACAAACGTACTGATGAACAACTTGAATGGATGAATTCCAGAACATCATGGGGTAGTATTTCAATATTAGAGCTCAATGACGACGGCTCAGTAGGCAACGTTGCAGCTGCAATAAACAATGAAAGTTTATCTGCCGACAACAACCCTACTGTTGAAGGCACATTTTTCCGCGGAACAAGAGGTATAATAAAAGATGTATCAAATAGATGGAATGCATATAAAAATCAAATAACAAATTTTGGGCAAGGTGTACGATCATATGATGCAACTGATCCAGAAAATTTAGCTAAGAATTATATTAATTATGTTTCCGGCCGACCACCAGGACCTGTATTACAACAAATACAATTTACATTAGTAGATACAAAAGATGGATTCCAAGGTTTACTAAATGATGCTGAAGTAAAAATACTAATTCCCGACATAGAATATTTTATTACAGAATTTGAACCAACTTGGTTTAAAATGTTAGCTAGGTGTGTAATTGAAATCGGTCATAGTGTTCGTTTAGACCGAAAACCTAATTATGCACGATATGTAGGACAGATATCGAGTTTTGATTTTAAATACGAATCTGATGGATCTGTCTCTGCTACAATTTCTTTAAAAACACCAACAGATTTAATAAGTAATATAGGTGCTTCAACATCAGAAACTGAAAACAGCCCAGTTGAAGGCACAGAATATGCATCATTAGATTCAGGTACATATCATAGTAAATTAGAAAAATATGCAAAACAATTTCTTAAAGATACAACCAACAATACCTACCACGTATTTGAGCCATCATTTATCGAAAATGATTATAACTTAAACATTAAAACAGGCGGCAGTGATAATAGTATTGCTTCGTTAGAAGCAGAATTAAGAGATAAATTATCCGGAAAAAAATTTCGTTTAAAACCGCCAAAAGATAGTGATAATAAGTCTACAACATATGATATTTTTATGGCCAATATT